GAACTAATCTGACTCGCCAGTATCATCTTCTTTGGCATCCTTATCACCACGAACACTATCTTCTAAACTGGCCAATATAGTATCAACTTCTAAATATGGATTGTCTTCAACATTGCACCAAATCTGCTCTAAAGGAACATTATTCAAGTAACGGGCATTAAGGTAATATTGCTCTTCTTCACCTTCAACATCCAATCCGAACTTACTGCCGAAGTTATCTATCAAGTCTTGTATGGTCATTGCTCCACGTGCGAATAGGAAGTCTGCAAGTTTAAGGTCATCTTGGTAATCTATCGGTGCAACATCCTCAATAGTGAAACGCCATGAAGTAACTTCCAATTCCTCACCAATAAGGTTGATTAAAGCTTCACATTCTGCCTTTATCGGTGCGATTGTACCATACTTGTAACTGCTTGAAGTTTGGTTTGCATTAGTACCATTCAAGTTGCCAGCATCATAAATACCCAACCTAGATGGGTCAACATGGTGAGCGTGGATTACTTCATCCCTTGTATCCTTACGGTATAATCTGAAGTGTCCTTCCTCAGTCTGCACACTTAATGGTGTAATCTTCAAGTCAACATTACCTTCCTCTCCTTCGGATGGTATAGTGATACAAATAGCTGAATGAGGATTCTTAATAACCTCTTTAATCTGTTGACTAATACGATACCTTAATGTTTTGGTGATGTCGAACTCATCATTGATTGAACCATCTTCATTGTAAGGCTCTTCATCATAATCGGCGAAGTCACCAGTAACAGTGATAGCGAACTTTGGCATACCATAATTCTCAAAGAAACTGTTATTGTACCTTACTGCAGATACATCACCTTTGATAGGTCCAAGACAGGATATGATTGGTGGTCTTCCGTAATAGTCGGTTCCTGGTGCATACTCCATACTCCATAAGAGTTCATTAGCCCTCTGTGATGGTGATAAACTGTTGTATGGTTTGAACTCACCAGTGTCAGCATCAACATCTACAAGGTCCCCATTGTCATCATAATTCTTGCCATAGATAACGAACCATACCTTCTTACCACTTGAATTGATTTGTACTACACGCTTTTGGTCAGCGTGTCTACGAAGAGTATGAGCGGGAATATGATTCAATCTCTTAATATCAGACTTAGAAGTGGAATCCCTTATAATCTCGATAGCACCATAACCGATACTACGGCGATCATAAACCATCCTTTGCAAATGAGTGTTAATGCTTGGGGTACTGTTCTCTAATACTTCAAGGAACCTATCACGTTCTGCATCTACTGGTTCTATTCCTTCAATTGGTTTCAATGAATAGTTTACACCAGTGGTGTCCACTGCCACTGCTTCAACACAAGCAGCATGATAAGTATACAAGTCCAACAACTGCACAAGGTAGTAAGGATTGTATTTAGGGTCTAGTATATTGTAGCCCTTGAGTTCCTCTTCTGATGGTGTGTACTTACTGCCAGTAGCAGGGTCAACCTGTGCCTTCAATGCATACTTTGACAATTCCAATGTATCCACTATATGGTGATTATCCTCCTTGTCAACTGTTACAACAAATGAATCTGAATGTCTCATAAATATCACTATTATACGTTAATCTTTCTTCTTGGTCTTAACCAATGCTTTGCAGAACCTGTAGCGGTGTCCACTATGTCATCCTCTCCACCATCAGCACCAGTAAAGCTCACTAACTGGTCTATGAGTTTAGTATTCCATTCTCCCTTTACGAAATATACTTTGCCGTCTTCGGCTAATGCTTCTAGGTCAAAGCTTCTTACATTCTTTGCCATTCTTACCTTATCGCTACGTATATGGTATCGTTTTAACTCCTTATCTCTTTTAAAGGCATTAATCAGTAACTTACTACCAGCACCTGGCTCTTGCTCAATCTTAATCAATACTTGTCTGCCATCTCTTTTAGCAGTCCTTTTAAATATCTTCAAGGTTTCACTACTACTGAACTTGCCACTTACCAAATCGATAAAGTAAAGGTTATCACCATCATAACCAGTCAATAAGCCACTGGTTCCATCACCCTCTTTACCTGAAGCTGCGAAGTCCCAATACCTCATCATAGGCAAATCCTTCGGTAACTGGTCTTTAGTAATCTGACGATAAATCTTATTGGTGGTCTCATCCATAAACCAAGACCTTTTAAAGATGTTACCATCCCTTTCGATAGGTTGGCCTTGATAAATAGCATTAAACAAGTAAGAACCCATTGATTGTTTCTCTGCCATCAACCAATCAAAACTACGTTGCTCTTCCCAAAGGACTTCACCTATTTCACGGCCCAGTAAATCATTAGGAGAATCGCATATGGCAGGAATGTTAAGGTCAAGCCAAACGTTAGGGTCAATAGTTCCACCATTACGAAGTATCTCGAAACCTTCTTCGGCACTGATGGTGGGTTCATTGCTTCTGATGATACCATGTAAATCTCTTAAATGCAATCTTTGAGCGATTACCAACATAATAGGTGGTAACCCATTAGAACGTTTCTCTAGTCTTGTCTTTGCTGTTGCTTCAAACCAATCAGCCAATCGTTGCTGTTTCACTTTCGATTCAGCATCGGCAATATTCTTGATAGGGTCATCCACAATAAACAAACCAGCACCAAACCCAAGTATAGATCCACCAGCACCAGTCGCTAACATCTGACCACGATAGGGATGGTTGAGCTTGAACTTGTTCTTTGCTTTACTGTCGGTGGATAGGCTTACTTTGTATGGTGATAGGTTTCCGTAGTAGTTTAGTACGTCTTTGACTTGTCCTCCAAATTCACTGGCTAATCCTTGTGAATAGGCAGTTAGGATTACCTTATCGTTTGGGTAATGTGCTAGGAAATATGAAGCGAAGTTCTTACTGATAAGTGTACTTTTACCGTGTCTTGATGGAACTCCTAATAGGATTTTACTGACTTTGCCTTGGAGAGCATAACCAAGTAATTCAATGATTAAGACATCGAAGTTACGGGGTCGCCAGTAACCATTATTGATTAGGATACTCCATTCGCCTATTCCACGTGGCCTACTCGGTAACTGGCTTATCTGCTCCGCGGTTATTGGCATCTTTATCGCCTAACAATTCCTTGAGTATGGCAAGGTCCTGCTCTTGTATGCGTGGGTCATTCATATCCACTTCGGCTTGTATAGTGGCTTTGGTTTCGCTTTCTATCTTTTGTTTCTCTGCCACTACAAACTCATCAGGGTCCATACATTGTAAAGCATACTGTTTAGCCATCCACGATTTATTGTTTTGGATGTCTTGGAAATTCTTATTGATATTCTTGGCCCTTGCCTTTTGCATATCAAGATAAAACTGATGGTACTTACCACTACGGGCTTCCTTGCCTTTATTCATCCAATTATATACTGTCTGCCTTTTAATTCCAACTGCATCAGCACAGTATTTAAGTGGTGTACCATTGCTATAAAATTCAATTAAACATTGGCAAATCTCTTCATTAAACTTACTTGCCATAGTCTTTGACACCTCCTTTTAATAGTGTCAAATCATATCAAATAGTTAACGATGAATGTTAATACTGTACAAGCGATTGGTATTAGCCATTTCAAGGTGTCCATACTGGATTGTAGTTTGGCTATTTCGACTTGTAATTCATCGATTTTTTTGTCGTTTTCTTCTTCTTTCTTATGGTTTTCTTTCATCAAGGTTGTGAGTTCCGCTACATTAATATTGATTTGTTCCAGTTTGTCACGTAATTGGGTGTAATCGTTGTCTACTTCGTGTAGGTGTTCTTTCTTGTTCTCTAACTTGGTTTCTATGGCGGTTATCCTAGCCTCTTGGATGCACTGGTGTTCGGTCATCTTATCACCTCACCAGTGTTGATATTGATTATCTCGTCATGGTGATCATCATACCTGAACTCGGGGTTGTCATCTGGTATCATGAGTTTTGGGTTTTTGATTTCGACGGTCTTCCAGTTTTTCCATATGCACATGTTACTCACAACAATAATATTAAAAAATAGTATTTCTTCTTATTATAAGTGTTATCAAGTGAGTAACCCTAATTCTCGTTATGGAACTTGTTTAGGTTTACTAGGAACTTTATGAACGTGGTTACTGGTATGTTATAATCTTCTAGCATAGGGTAGTAGTGTATGACTCTTGCGTTGTGGTTTGATTCAAGCTTGACATATATTAGTATCATTACTATGAATTGTTGTTCGTTGGTTCTGCTGGTGTTGAAGTCTAGGTGTTGTATTAGGTATCTTGCTCTGTCTTTTTGTTGTCTTGGCATTACGAATGTTCCACGTGATTTGGTGGTTCTTTCGTTTATGATGGTTTCCAGTTTGTTGTATCTTTCGTAGGTTCTTTGGTCTTTCATGTTCTTTACTGCATGGTCTGTGGACCATAGTTCGCCTGGTGCTAATCGTTCGGTGTGCTTGTCTCTGTAGTAGTATGTGTTTAGTAAGTGTTTGATGTCTCTATCCATAACTGACATCTCCTTTACTGTTTCGTGGTTTCTGTAGCATTTGCTGGTATATTACTTCTATAGTTAGTATTGTGGTCTTGGGTATTATTTTGGCTAGTTCTGCTCCGTCCTTGTCCGGTACAGCTATTATCACATATTCTTCGTCTTCGTACATTAGGTAGGCCATTGTATAAGTGGCTAGGTCGGTGTGTATGATTAATGGCAGTTCCTTGGG